CCACCGCAGGCGCCCCGCTCGTCGCCCCTTGGAAGAAGGGGATCATGCGCTTGCCCACGCACGGCGACCGTGCCAGTTCGTGCCCGCGTTGTAGGTCACAAAGGCCAGTTCGTCGGTCCCGGTCGAGGTCAGTGTCGGCGCGCTGTTGCCGTTCCATCGCACCGCAGTCGGCCACGTCTGCGTGTACTGCCCGCCGTTAATCAGAAACAAGCTAAACGCCCCAGCCCGCGCACCGGCCGGAGGGTGGCTAAACACCCACGTCGTCGTCGCCGTGGACGTAGCCGAGAAGGCGTTGCCGTGCAGCAAATCCGCCGTCGCCGTGCCGCCCGCGTTCCCCAACGTCGAAAGCGTAAGCGAGTAGTCGCGGATTTCAGCGCGGATCAACTGATGATCCGTGAAATTCAACGAACCCGACAGCGTGCCGCCGGTCGTCGGGACATAGGGGAGCGTCGTAGGGCCAGCCCACGCACCCGCCGACCCGTTGTAGATCAGCACATCCCCAGACGACGTGCCCGCCGGAAGCGCCGCCGAAAACGACAAGCCGTCCGCATAAGCCTTCGTCACCGCGTCCGACGTGCCGGTCGGCGTCGCGAGGTTCGTAATCCGCTGCGTCCCGAAACTCACCGCCGCCGTCGGCGCCGCGAACTGGTCAAGCCGGTTCGACAGGCTCGCCGCGTCCGTCGTCGCCGTGCCCGCCGCAAGGCCCGTAATCCGCTGGGAATTAAGGCTCACCGCAGACGTAGGCGACGGAACCTGATCAAGTCGAGGCGCCCCAAGGCGAACGTTCGTCCCATCCGCCACGACCCAGGAAATCCGACCCGCCTCGACCGTCGCACCCGTGCCCGACGCCATCACGTACCGCACCGGCCCGGAAGCGTCATTCAGCACAAGAAAGTTCTTCGTGACCAGCGGGATCGTCGCCGTGAGCGTCTGCGTCCCCGTCCCGGTGAACACATGAACCCGGTTGCGCGTCTGGTCGCTCGCGTAGTTCGTGCTCGTCAGCGTCGTCGCCGTCGCCGTGCCGACCGCAATCGTCGAAACGCCGTCCATCGCCGCGTCAATCAAGTCGAAATTCGCGTTGAGGTATGGATCACCCCAGACGTTCACATTCGAGGCGAGCGTCTGCTTTCGCAGGCGATTGCTCGTCGTCGCGCTATCAGCCATGCCTCACCTCAGAACGTCGCCGTGCCCGTGCCCCAATGCCGCCAGTTCGTGCCATCCCGATACGCCGGAATAAGAACGGTCCCGGTCGATACCGCAATCCACTGAGGCTTGCCGCCCTTGTCAGGAAGCGCGGTGCTCGAATAGATCGGAAGAAGCTGTTGCCGGGACTGCCGGTCCATCTCGATTTCAATCAGGCGCTTTACGTCCGACCACCACCGCCGCATGTCCGCATTCGCAGACGCGGGAATGTCGGGAAGCCGGATCGTCATCGCGCCGTCGGCCGGTCAATGATGGCGGCACCCTGCGCCATGTCGTACTCTTCATTCAGCCGGTCGATTTCGGCTTCCGCCACCTGAAGCCAGTAGACCTTTTCGGCTTGGTCCTTCATGTACTCGTTGGCGAACGCAAGGCACGCCGCCCGAACAAGCCGGGGCGCCTTGTCCGTCAACCAATTCGTCTCGGTCGCGGTCGAAAGCCGGGCCGGCTCCTGAAAATACGTCCATCGGTAGACGTAAGCCTGATCCGACGCGACGTCGAACTCGGCCGCCGTCCCTGCTTCCGCAAACATCATCGGGGAGCCCAGCGACACCCCGCCCGACCCGTCGTAGGACCGCATGTCGTCTAGGTCCTCGATCAATCGAGGCTGTATCTCATAGGCATCCGGGGACACGACCCGAAGGCGCTTCGTGCTCAGATACCGGGCCGGAAGCGCGACCGCCGTGGACGATGCCGTGATCGTTCCCGTCGTGATCGCGATCATTTCCCGCACCCGAAGGCGACGGAAGATGTGCGCCTGAGCGTCGTCAAGGATGACGTCGGCGGGGACGTCCTGGTTGATCCATCCCTTGATACTGGACTGGCTCGCGCGCGTGCCCGTCAGTCCGCTGTAGCTGACCGCCATGGCACCCTCCACAAACGACAAAAGGCGCCACGCGGGCGCCTCGGCAGCAAAGGTAATTCTCTGATTTGATCCTACACCGCGCGGCGCAAACTGTCCACAATGCGGGTCGTGGAATGATCGTCAAGGCGAGGCACGTAGCACACCCGCCCCGCAAACTCAGCCCCCACGATGGGCTTCCCCCGGTACTCTTCGCCCTTGACCAGCACGTCCGGCGCAAGCCCTTCAATCAGGCCCGCTAGTTCATGCTCCGAACGGAAGACCATCACGTCGTCGCACGCCCGAAGGTGCGAGCGGACCATTTCGGAACGGATGACTTCGTTCCACACCGGGCGATCGGGGCCTTTTAGCGCCCGCACGCTTTCGTCCGAATTGACCAGCACGACCAGCCGATCGCATTCCGCCTGCGCCGCCCTGATAAGGTGCAGATGCCCCGGATGAAACAGGTCAAAGCACCCGTTCGCCACGCCGACCGTCTCCCGGCTCGCGAGAAGATCGTCCCGCGTCACCACCGCCGTCCCCGGCCGCTCCACCGCAATCCCCGATGCCCTGACAGCAAGGTCCACGGCGTCGTCAAGCGCCTCCCCCGCGCTCATGCCGACCGCCAGCGCGGCGAGGAACGTATCGCCCGCCCCCTGGACGTCGCGGACTTGTCGCGGCGTGCCCCGGATGTGCGTCGCGTCAACCCCATCACGGATGATGCTGGCACCCTCTTCGGCACGGGTGCAGACGATGACGCCGACCGAATGCCCGGCGAGCATCCAATACCCCGCCGCCTCGACTTCGGCGTCCGTGCCCGTCTTTCGGGAGGAAGCCTGCGCCAACTCCCCCGCATTCGGCTTGATGACGTCCGCGCCTTCGTACCGCGTCCAGTCTGCCGACTTCGGGTCCACGATCACCATAACCCGCTCAGTGGCCGCCGTGATGATTTGATGCAACACCCGGTCCGTGAGGACGCCCTTGGCATAGTCGCTGATGACCAGCGCCCCGGCGCCCTCCAAGGCTAACTTCACCTGAGAGATAATCTTCGTCTGGACGTCCATCGGGATCGGGTGCGAGACCTCTTCGTCCACCCGCACCAACTGATGCCCCCGGCTCACAATGCGGGTCTTCGTCGTCGTCGGTCGCGTTCGGTCGGCGTGAAGATAGCACCCAACGCCCGCGTCATAGCACGCCTGCCGCATCCGATGGGCAGCCTGATCATCCCCCACGACGGAGATTAGCTTGACCGGGGCGCCCATGGCCGCGATGTTCGCCGCGACGTTCGCCGCACCGCCTAGCACCTCGACCGCCATATCCCGCCGCACCACCGGGACCGGCGCCTCCGGGCTGATCCGGTCCACCGCGCCGTGGATCGTCACGTCAAGCATGACGTCGCCCACGACGACGACGGGCTTGATGTTGTCAGGCAGCATGGTTCGCCTCCAAACACCGCAGCCACGCTGCCATAATAGCAAGCGCCGGGTAGTGGTGGATTGCCATGCCGCCCCCAACGCCCCCCACCACCTCGGCTCGCGCGTCGCCATCGAACCCGTCGCGCTTAAGCGAGTACCGCCAATCAAGCGGCATCATCCACAAAAGAATGTCTACGTCTTTGCTGTAGAACGGCACGCTCCGGCGGTGAGCAAAGGCGGAAATCGTTTCGTCAGTCTGGATCGCGTACTCGTCAGCAAAGGTCATTACACCGTGCGTGGTCGCGACTGGATCGGGGTCGCCGCCCCTCGCGATGTGAAACATGCAGTCAATCCGGCGGTTGCTCCCCGTGGCATCGTCAATGGCCTTGATGACGTCGTGGCGGTTAAGCGGCATCGGCCACCTCCCGCGCGGGAAGGGATGCGATCACCGCTTCCGCCACGTCCTTCGGGTTAATCATCGCCTGACAGGCGGCGGCGCCGGTTGATGCATCTTGGGTGCAGCGCGAGTAATCGTACATGAGGCGGTGACACGGGCTGCACGCCAAACGCTCAGTCGGCGTCTTCAGCGTGCGCGTGTTGATCCAATGACGAGTGAGGGCGTTCGGGCTGGAGTGGCTAAGCAGCACCACCTTCGCCGGCCGCTCCTCCAGGCACACCGCATTCAGCACGCCCGTCTCAGGCCCCACCACCACGTCAACCATTCGGGCGAGCGTCATCGTCGCCCGGACAGGCCAGTTGCCCGACGTCCGCGTGATCCGCGCCGCGCTCCCGAAATATCCGATAGCCGCCTGCTCGATCAGGTCTTCCACGGCCTGACACCGCTCATCGCCGGCAAGGATCACATGCACGTCGGGCCGCGCGGCGAGCAACTGGACGATGGCTTGCGGCTGCCAAGGATACAGCTTATGAGGGCTCGATCCCGCGATGACCCAAAGGACCGTCACCGGCTCCTTAATGCGGTCAAGCATCTGGCGCTGCGTCTGCGCCATTTCCGTGTCGGTCGGATAGAACCGCGCGTGAAACTCATGCGGGACGCCCGCGATGTCATGCGTCCTTTCCAGATAGTTCACGTCAAACAGCTTGCGGCGAACTTCGTGAGGGTACGTGTCCCCCACCCGGCCCGGAAGCTGCAAAAGCGCGCCTTCGATGCTTTCGCACAAATTCACCACGCGGTCGAACCGCTCCTTCCCCATGCGCTCGAAATACTCGCCTAGCAGCATGTTCGGAATTTGGTCCTTGTCCACGATCAGAAAGTCATCAATGTGCGGGTCGTGAAGCACCGCCTGCACACCCGGTTCCGCGCTCATGTAGGTCACATGATAGCCCTGCGCCTTCAAATGGGGCAGGATGCTCGCCGCCTGGATTTGGTCCCCGTAAGCCCCCAGCCGAATGACCATTACGGCCTTCTCAGGCTTTTGCCACGGGCGAAACTCGGTCTTCGGCTCCGCCCGCAGGCGGAAGACCATCCAAAAGCAATACTCTTCGTCCTGCCCGCGCACCTCGCATTCGAGGCATTCCCAGCCCCGGCCGGTGCGCTTGGTCACCTCCTCCATCGCCCGAAGAATATCCTCGGGTCGGAAGTCGTGGACGTGATCCGGGTTCGCCCCCGGCTGCCCGATGTTCGGATAAAGATCAGCGTGGGGCAGGTAGAGGCAGATATGCCCGCCGTCCTTGACGATGCGCGTCCACTCCACCAACGCGCCGACGTGATCCTTGATGTGTTCGAGAGTGTGCGACGAAAACACCGCGTCCCATGACTTGTCCGCGAACATGGACAGGTCACCCCCGTCCGCGCGGATATCAGCCACGCGCTGCCCGCCGTGCGCCTTGTCCGAATTGAGATAAGTCCAGTGCTCAAAGATCCGGTTGAGCCCGCCGCCGATATCCAGAACCCGGCCTCGGGTGTATGGAACGGCGAGGTGCCAGACGCGCGTATGCTCGCGCCACGAATAGTCGATACCGGGCTTCCAAACCATTAATCCCTCACGGGTCGGGCGGCGTCCGGGGATGGCCGCGAACAAAGAAAAAGCCCCCCGCTCGAAAGCGAGGGGCCGAGTTTACCGAGCGATCACTTACCGCTCTTGGCGCCGTAGTTGTAGCTGTCGGCAATGCCCGTCATCTTCGGGGTCATGGGGTCGGGCCTCGCGACCTTGCCCATGTCCTTCCCCTCAATGTCCCGGGCCATGTTGTCAGTGACCAGCTTTCCGCTGACCGCGTTGTTCCCGCGCATGATCGCCATGGCAGGGGCTCCTTTCCTCAAAAGGGGGGAGGGCCGTCGCCTCCCCCGTGGTTCATCAGGTCAGAAGGGCCTCGGCGTCGGTCGAGACCTCGTAGGTCACGCGCCCGGCGAGCGTCGCATCCGCAACGTTCGTCACATAGGTGAACGAGTCCGCCGCCGCGACCGCAATCGGGGTCGAGAACGTCGTCGCCGTCGAAATCGCGCGGACGCGAACCACCGACCCGACGGCCGACGTGCCCGCCGTCATCGTGGCGAGCGTGGTCGTGGTCGTGCCCGACACGTTGATGACGCGAGCGAGCGCGCCCGTGCCCGTGCCAGCCGCCGTCACCTGATAGGCGACGTTCCACAGATCCTGCGCGGCGTGGTGAAGGATCGATGCCGAAACGGCCAGCGTGCCGGCCGCCGAAGAACCGCCCTGCACAAGCGAACGCGCCGTGTAGGTCGGATGATCGTAAGAAACAGAGTAAGCCATGGTGTTTGCCTCCTATCCCACGGCAAGTCTCAAGGTCCGCCGGAGGCCAAGGCCGCGTCCGGCGTCATATGCTCTAGTTTGTGGCAGACGTGGCAAAGCCACCGAACATTGTACCAATCTTCTGGCAGGTACGAGACGTGGTGAGCATGGACCTTCTCGGTCGTGCCGCATATCTCGCACGGCTTTCGCAGAACCAATCCCTTCCTGACTGCGTAGTTGAGCCGGTTGTGAGCGATAACCTTCTCCGGGTGTCGCTGCCGATAACCGCGCGCAAGTTCCGCGTGCCTTTCAGGGTTTTTGTCCCGCCAGTTCTTTGAAGCGTTTTGAAGGGCCGCACGCCGTTCAGGCTGTTGATACCGCTTCATGTAATCGGCGTGTGCGCAGTCCTTGCAACGCCTAACGTTCCACGGTTCAAGAGGCCCATCAGCAATCTTCTTGTTGAACAATGTGATCGGCTTTGTCTCGCCACACTTGGTGCAGGTGTGCATACGCATCGCGTTAGTCTCCAAATCCACGTTAAATGGATTATGGGGACTAACGCGAGTTTATGCAACAGAACTCAGCTTGCCGAGTTCCACTTGATGATCCGAGCGTTCGTCGCGCTCGGGTCACTTGTGGAATTGTAGATGATGCCGAAGCCCTCCAAGGCGTACCACGCCATACCAAGCGACCGGCCGTAGTCGGACGGGATCTTGCCACGGACCTCCGGCGGAACCGAAATCACCTCGGCCACCGTGTCGGCGCCCATAAAGAAGCACCAATCCGAGGCGTTGGACGACCACGCCGTGCCGCTCGGGATCGTCGTCGCACCCGACGCGGAAACACCGCGCGGGATGTTAGACTGTTCGATGAATCGAACGCCCTCGAACCGGCCAATCTCGCCGCGCAGGATCTTCCCATACCCGCTTTCGACGTACTGGTTCACCGTCTCCAGCTCGTTCCGCAGCGTGCGGTAAGTCGTCGGGCGGGCGATGGCGAGATAGTCATCGCCGGAATATGCCGGGATGTTCCGCTCCTTCATCGTATCGACGAGCGCGCGGACGTGGTACTTGTTGAGCGCCGACGAATTGGTGGCCGTGGCCGTCCCGTTCGTCGTCAGGACGCCAGCGGCGGCCGTGGCCGTGCCGACGTAATGCAGGGCGGTTTTGTTGAACTCAGCAAACGCCGCCCGGTCAAGCGTCTCGCGGCAATCGCGCGCGAGGGCGTTCCGGGTCACCTCATTGACCGAGTGCTTCGCGAAGTAGTCAACGAGGCTCGTAAACGGGACCGCCCGGCCCCATTCGAGAACCGTCGCCGTGCCCTGAGTGACACGGAAGTTCGTCTCCGGCATAGCCGTCGTCTCGGCCAGCGTCGTCGCGGTGCCGTCCAGCTTGCTGTAGACGTTCCACGTCACAAGCTGCCCGTGATGAAGGCCCTTGTCCGAAAAGTCCTGGGCATCGGCAAGCTGCCGAAACTTGTTAGTGGCGCGGACTTCCGTGCGAAGAACGTCGGAAAGCTCGTCACTGTAGAGAAATCCACCAAGCGAATTGGTGGACCAAACCTGACCAGCAGGCATGTTGGTGTTCCTTCTACCGGCGCATCACTGCGCGAGTTGTTAGGCGTAGCGAAGCCCGCGAGACGCTCGCTCTTCAGCGATGATGTCTGCCGGGGTCTTCGGCTTGGGCGCTTGCGGTGCGGGCGCCCGGACGGAGGCAGCGGGGGTCGGCTTGGACAGGTTCGCCTTCGCGTCCTTGCGGGACTGAAGGGCCTGTTGTGCCGGCGGCGCGAACTTGGACTTCGTTTCCTTAGCCGCCGTGTCGAAGATCGTCATGGTCGGCCGCGCGTAGCCGAGACGTACCGCCTCACGGTGATAGAAACCGATCTGGGCGGGCGTCAGTGAGGCTAGAACGCGCGGGTCGGCGCCCACAGTTTCCAAGTCTTCCAGCATCATGCGTTGAGCACGCTGGGCGACCAGAACCTGCAAGTCGTCGTCCTTGGCAATCTCGGGATGACGTTCGGCAAAGGTGCGTAGGTCCGTCTGCGCTTCGGATGCGACCTGCCATGCGCGCATCCGTCGGTCAATCTCGGCTTGAACAACATCAGGGGTAAGGGCGGGTGCCTGCTGCGTACCGCCCTGTCCACGAAGCGCCTTGCCGAGCGCGTCCTTAATGGTGTCCTTGCTGCCGTAGGCGAGCGCCTCGGCCAGCTTGTCCACCTCGTCGTCCCCGGTATCGGCCTGTACGGGCTTTCCGCCGGGGGACGTCTGGTTCGCGTTGGCGATGCGAGCGGCTTCCTGTCGGGCCGTCTCTAGCATTGCCGCCGCTTGCCGCTGCATGTCGGATGCGGACTGCATCCGCTGCCGGGCGGCTTGTTCGATCTGGTAGTTCCGCCGAAGTTCCTCGACGGTGACCTCGCGCTCCTCGCCGTTGACCTTGACGCGGATCTTGGTGTCGTCGGCCACGTTCTTCGCGGCGAACTTTCCGTCGGCGCTTCGGGGCGCTTCGGCGGTGACCGGGGGCGGCTCGTCGCCATCGTCCCCGTCGTCGTTCGGCGCCTCCGCAATGCCCTGAGCGGCTCGGAGCTTGCGGTCCTGCGCGTCCCTGGACTTGCGCGCAGCGGCTTCCTCCACCGCATCCCGGCCCGTCAGTTCGGGCTTGTCGGATACGACCGGCGGCGTGTCGTCGGCGTTAAGGTCGATCTGCGGGGGCGGGTCGGCATTGAACTGCACCGACGCGCCCTCGGGGAGGGTGGCGTCCTGATCAGACAAGGTGAGGCTCCATCATGGGAAGTGCGGCGTCGTCCGACGCGGCTCGGCGGCTTGCCCAAGGCCGCTTATTGGGGCGTTCCGGCGAACCGGAATCCTGTTACGCCGTAAGATTTTCGTTGACCGCGCCGACGTTACGGCGTAAGGTGTCTTTGTCAGCAACCGATGGAGGCAACGATGGAAAACCAATTCGGCAATTCGCTGTACCGCTCGCAGCGTCAGATGCTAGACGCCATCGCGGAATCGTGGCTTTCCGCGGACGGCAACAACACCGATGCCGATCAGCGGCGATTCCTTGATACGACGAGTGACGCGGAACTGGCCGCCGAGTGCATCGACGGATGGGGCCTCAACCGCGCTGTTGGCGTCGGTGACTCCGACGACGAGAACCCGCCGCACATGGACCAGCAGGACTACACCGCCGGCGATCTAGCTGCCGCGTTCGGGCGTTTGCGTGGCGCCCTAACAGCGGCGTGATCTGCCACTGGTGCCGTGCGCCAGTCACGGAAAAGCCGGGCAATTGGGAAAGCGCGACGCGCGATCACCTTACGCCCAAAAGCCGGGGCGGCTCCGACGAAGCAAACAACATCGTCATTGCCTGTTACCGCTGCAATCAATTGCGCGGCCCAATGCCTGTCAGCCAGTTTTTGGAAGCCGTTGATCCATTGCGGCTTCCGCCGCCAACAGGGCCAATAGCAAATGTCTACCCTCCAGAAATCCACGCGATGCGAATCTGGCGAGCCGCACAGAGGCAAGGCCGCCCAATGCGCCGAAACACCAAATGGCCTTGGCTACTGACGCCGCCGATGCTCCCCGCCCTTGCGGGGGAGGAGAAACCACATGACTTCTAAATACGTCCGTGCCGCCGAAGCCCGCAAGCGCGAGCGCGGGCTAAAGGAGATCCGCGTCTGGGTTCCAGACACCGCCGATGCCGTCAGCGCCGTCAGGGCGCTGGCTGCGAGCCTTGTTACCACCGACGAAAGGAGCGCCGATGTTCTCACCGACCAAAAACCCGACTAATTCCGAAGTGCGCGGCATCATCGCGGCGTCGAAGCACAAGGCCGCTCGGCGTGTCACCGACCCGAGGAACGGCGACCGGTGGTACTGGCCCGCCGAACAGGCAACCCATGCCGAGGGGGCCGGTCATCTCGGCGTGCCCTACGACCGCCCTCCTGGGGCCGGCGACATCATCACCGACGACTAATCAATCCCGATCATGTCCATGATGGTCTTGTCGCCGGGCTTGATGCCTAGCTGCTCGGCCACCATGGCATGAAGGGCGGGGTCGTTGGCGTCCCAGATGAACGTGTCGCCCGTCTCCGGGTCAACGATCCGACGCGCCGCCTTGTACTTTGTGCGATCCATGAACCCGCGCGCCTGCTGTGGCGTTGGGTTTTGAAGGATGCGAACGGGCGTCCCGAAGTAATCCAGCGTGAACGTGCCGGTGCGCGACTCCTGCACGCCCCCGCCCCTGTTGAGGACGATCATGTCCTCGGGTGCGATGCCCTGCGATGAGTACGGGGCAGTGGCCGCGCGCTGATCAGGCGCGAAATCGGCGCGGGACTGGACGTCGCGGGCTTCGACCTCGCCGGCAAGGCGGGTGTAATAGTCGTACGGGTCGGTCACTCGCGACAGCGCCTGCGACTGAACCATCAGGCGATCAAGGTCGGCGTCGGATTTCCCGCCGAATTGGTCCACCAATTTCTGGAAATATGCCTCGCTAAATACGGGCGAGCCGGGGTGCTCCGAGGCGTAAAGCGCGCGAGCCTTCGCGACGTCGCCGCCAGAAGCGCGCAAATACGGCTCAACGGACAGGAAGTCGTCGATCCCGGTCAATGTCCCTGTTGCGGACAGCGATT